TTAGTGGTCGGTCTGAAACCTATATTTACAACGGTGGAACAGCAGGAACAGCTGCAGATTGGGCTGAAATCAAGGGTGGAGATCCCCAAGCTGCTGAAGTCCGTGGGTTTTTCAGTGCTTCCAGTGGTATAAACTACGATTCTGGAACCGGTGCTTTTACAGCTGATTCTGGGGAAATTCGTTCTTTGTTTCAAGCTGGTAGTGGTCTATCTTACAACAGTGGAAATGGAACATTTGCGTTGAATGTTGATAGTGATGGAATTTCAGAAGGTTCTTCCAACCTCTATTTCACTGATGCCCGAGCTCGCGGTGCAGTTTCAGCTGGTACTGGTCTATCATACAACAGTGGAACAGGTGTCTTTGCTCTCAATGTTGACAGTGATGGAATTTCAGAAGGTTCTTCTAACCTCTATTTCACGGATGCCCGAGCTCGCGGTGCTATCAGTTTGAAATCTGGTGCTGTTCTTTCATACAACAGTGGTACAGGACAATTGGACCTTCAACCTTCAGTTGTTCGATCCCAAGTTTCAGCTGGTGCTGGTCTTTCATACAACAGTGGAACAGGTGCATTTGCCTTGAATGTTGATACTGATGGAATCTCAGAAGGTTCTAACAACTTGTATTTCACTGATGCCCGAGCTCGCGGTGCAGTTTCAGCTGGTACTGGTCTTTCATATAACAGTGGTAGCGGTCAATTTGCGTTGAATGTTGATACTGATGGAATCAATGAGGGGTCATCTAACCAATACTTCACCCAAGCTCGCGCTCGTGCTAGTGTTTCAGCTGATGGTGCAGCTACAAACTTATTGGAATACAACAGTGGAACCGGAGCTATCTTGGTTTCCAAAAGCAAGTTCCGAGCTAAATTTGCCCCTCAAAACCTCACAGCTAACACGTTCGCAACTTTGAACCACGGATTGGGTGAAAAGTTGGTTCATGTTAGTGGTTATGATTCCAGTGGAAACTTGGTCCAACTTGATGTTCAATTGACAGATGCTAACAACTTGAAAGTGAAGAGCGTTATCAATCAAAGCAACTTGGAAATCATAGTTTCAATCTAACCCACACAAAAAAAACTGTGTACCCAACACTTTTCCCCCCTTTCCACAAGGGGGGTTTTTTGTTTATCAATAGGCTGTGAATAACTTGTGAATAAGGTTGTGAATAACTTGTGAATAAGTCTACTTGTCAACAGGTTAAAAATGTTTTATCTTATTGGTAGCGTGGAAGGGTCGCTCCCGTTGAACAGCTGTTATCCACAATGTTCGCAACTTTTACAAAGAGGAATACCATGAGTATTACATTTAACAATTTGAGCTCACCCAATGAGGACCTGAGACTCGCAAAAATGATCAGTCAGGAAATCAGACTTCTATTGACTGATTCAACCAATCTACGAAACACCCCTTATATGGACTTTGTTGGGTCTATCAATGGCATGGGATCTGATACTATACGAGTACGGAAAGCTGGTCTTGATGGTTTCGATGATTTCAACGCTTTTACAGGTGCTACTGAAGCTAACGCAAATTCAGATCAAGCTTTGTCTGATGCCCATGTTGACATTGTTGTTAAAAGACAATCTCTTCAATACTCAATAACAGACCTAGCTTCAATGACTGGTTTGGGTGGAAGTGATATCGATCCTTTCCGTATTGCTGAATCAATCTCCAAATCATATGATCGATTATTCGCAAAGTTGACAGGAGCTACAGTTGGGGGTTTCACTACTTCAGCTGGAACAAGTGGATCAGCTTTGACAGCTGCTCTTTTCCTTGATGGTATTCAAAACCTTGAAGCTGCAGCTTCCAATAAAGGAGCCCCGGGTCCTTATGTCGCTGTACTTCATCCCAAGCAGTGGGCTGATGTCCAAGATGATTTGATTGGTTTAACTTCAGGTTCTTTGGCGTACGTTCCAGCTTCTTACGAAGCTATCAGTGCCAAAGGTTCCCACTACAAAGGGCGTTGGATGGGTGTTGATATCTATACTTCTTCCCATATTACAAACGATGGTACTGACCATCAAGGCGCGATCTTTGCCGTTGGGGCTTTGGGTTATGCTACTGGCATGCCTAGCAGCCTTCCAGGGGCCGCTCAGTCAATGGAAATGGGTGAAGTTTTCATTGAAATGGATAGGGACGCTTCAAAAGCCTTGACTCGTGTGGTTGGTCATTGTTACCTTGGAATGTCGATCTTAGACCTTGATAAGGGCTCTCTTTTGGTCTCAAAAGTATAATCTTATCAATAGGGGGGGGAAACCCCCCTTCTTTTCATCATTCAAAACAGGGTACACAAAAATGAATGTTAAACCAACACCGTGGAAACCAATACAACAAAATGAAACCAAGCTTCTTCCAGCTCGGCCCAATCATCCATTTTACTATAAATTCCACCCATCGAATTGGAACTTTGCATATTTTGATATAGAGACAACCCCCAAGGGGAAAAAAACACCCCAAACAATAACCAAGGGTTTTTTCATCCCTCAGGTTAGAATGGAACGGGTTGTTCCAGGGGTGAACGGTATTCATCAAATAAGTGGTGAAATGGGGGACCCATCTTCCAGAATCGGAAAGCTTCAACAACAAGGTTGGGTTTATTTATCACCTGATAGGTTTGATTATATGTCTATTTATCAAGTGAGGGGGGGACGCTACCATGTCCCCAAGTGGATGGAAATCAAAGTTGTAGCTGGAACATTGATTGAAAAAATGGATAGAACAGCCTTCAATCGTTGGAGTGTTGAATTGTTATTGAACGGGGTATTCAAAGAACCGGAGCCCCATTTTTGGGAACTTGCAATTTTGAACGCTCGTAAAAGTCCTGAAAGGTTACAACAGAATCAACATATACCTGAAATAAAAAGACAGATGGAAGGAATGTATAGTAAAATTAAAGATATGCAATCTTTCCTGGAAGAGTACTCTTCCAAGGGTCTAGAAGTCTACAACCCAATCATTGGATAAAAAAATGTCAAGTTCTACCCCCTACGCTCCCCAAATCAAAGTTCCTGAACTATTGGAAAGGGGAAAGGTACAAACAAGCGAGCTAGCTGTTTACCGGGATGGGAACTTGGTTGGACCAACTAGCGCAAAGTACACCCTTATAGCTCCTGATACAACAAAGATTGTAGATGGGGAAACAGCTGCCATTGTGGGGAATGTTGCACAGTATACCCATTCAGCTTCCCAACTTGCGAGTACAATAAGTTTGGGGGAAGGGTATTTACAAGAATGGGAACTAACCATTGGGGGAGCTCCTTTCATCTTCAGAAGGGGGGCCGCTGTTGTACTTCGGAGACTCTATCCAGTGGTATCAGATGGGGATTTAACAGCTACTTATTCGCAACTTGCTGATATCAGACCTTCAAATCTAACCAGTTATCAAACATATATAGATGAAGCTTGGTTTACCATCATCCAAAGATTGAGGACTGAAGGAGGGGGGTTGGAATACCTTGTTATGTCTCCTGAAGCTTTCAGATCATCCCATCAGAATCTAGCTCTGTATTATATATTTCGTGACTTCCATTCTTCCCTTGGTCAATCAAATGGACGCTACATGGATCTTAGTACGGAACATTACAAACAGTATAATACAGACTGGGCTCTAATTTCCTTTATCTATGACACTGGTCATGATGGGTTAGCAGAATCACCCAATAAAAGACAAGCAAAACAACCTGTTATCTATCTCACAGCTCCGGGAAGATTCCAAAGAAGAATCAGGTCATATAGAAGATAATCATGGCTGTTAAAATTTCGCAAATCAGATCAAACATATCTGCAAAGGTGGCTGAACTAACAGGATTCAAGGAGTCCAAACATAGTCCTGACTATTTTGGGCGAACTGAAAACACTGTAGCTCATAAAGCTTATACCGTGGGGATTGGACAAACAACGGCACAGGAAGAGAGACAACGGAGAGCTATTGGTGTCTACTGTTCAAGTCCTGTTAGAGTCACCTTTGCTTTCAGACTGAGGCCGTTGGACATATACCCAACGGACTATGATTTAGCTTTAGATACTGAGGAAACAATAATCAGGAAAGTATTGGAAACATACTCTTCCAATAACGAATTTACAATTCGATATGTTAGCTCGGTTAGACAGGTGACAACGAGTCAAGAATATATTATCATAGATATAGAATTTATTATTTTACATACAATCTAGAAGGGGGTCCAAGTGGCTTATAGTGTAGTACCAAAGACAAAAAGAGATGGTGTCATCCAGCTACGTGATGGAACGGGGGTCCCCGTTACATTGGATGTGGCTTTTGAAGATGGAAATCTAACCTTTTCCCAACCTCAACAATTCTCAGAACTTGTGGTTATGGATAGGGGGTCATTTTCAGCGGTTCGAAAACAAGATGAACAAGCAATAACCGGATCTTTCAGCTTTCATTTTAGACAGTTCGCTGACAGTTCTGAAGCTGGAAGTGTTAGGGACTTCATCAATAAAAGTGGGTTCTATTCCTCCAACATTTCCACGGGTGGAACTGGTACCCCATTTGTTGAACATTATTGTATTGATATACGATACACAGCTGAAGGGACTGATTTTGGGGATGATGCAGATCATCAAGTCACCATTAGCAAAGCCGTATGCTCTTTGGACTTCTCAGAAGGGGATCCAAGTACGTTCACACTGAATTTCACCGCGTACGGGGGAGCTGTAGTCTCAGGACCGTAACAACTTAGGGGTACACAATGAACATTGATTTGAAGAAGCTTGGGGAACATGAAGTTGTGTTACCCCAAAGCATAGCTACATGTCTTGATTTTATATCAATATGGGGAAGCGATCCCAATAGGGCGCAGTTGGGGAGACTTTGCGCGGCCGCGATCGCTGTTGGGGTAGACCATTCCAAATGTCTTCCAGCCTATCCTGTTAGCACTGGTGACCCAATAAAGTTTGGTTTCAAAGTTATGGATAGACTATTGGAAGCTGGTGTTACCCCTGGAATGATCTTTGAAATGGGAACCAACATCTTGATTGAAATGATGAAGGTAATTCCAAGTGAACAAGAGGTTGATCAAAATATAAATTTTACCTAACCCGCTGGGGGTCCTATGATTTGTTAGCTCTTAGGATAGCTCTTCATTGGGGGAGAGAACCCAATTGGTACTATGGACTTGATGAACCTACAAAGTTAAAAGTTCTTACTGAATATAGAATTTCTATGATGT